TCTGATATTTTATCTATTGCTAGAATGAAAGAAGGGGGTCTTCATGGAAATATATTTGATACCACTACTGGTGAAGTAGTCTTGTATACAGGAGCGGGTGAAGGAGCTGGTACAGCAAGTGGAGCTGTGGATGAAGAGACAATGAATGTTAAATTAAACATTTTTTCGAATTATATTGATGTATTAACAAATGTAATTGAGGATAAAAAAGATAAGCAGATATTGATAGAGTATTTTAGTGATAAAGTTCTTCCTAAATTTAATAAAGGTGGCCCAGTTGAATTAGATTTTAGTCTTCCAGAAGGGTTTGCAGGTGGCGGTATGGCAGGAATACGTAGACCAAGCGCATTACCACCAACTGGAGGGCCTCAATCACAAGGCTTGGCTTCTTTTAAAAAATATGGTAGTTATTACTAGGAGTATAAATGGCAGATATAGATAAATCACTCCCGAACGTTCGACATGAAATAAAAGTTCCTGGCGCAAAGGAAATGACTGATGTTGACATTACGGAGCAACAACCACAACAACCTGTAGAAGTAACACCTGATGAAGAAGGTGGTGCTACAGTTAATTTTGATCCAAGTGCCGTGAACCAAGCTTCAAGTCAAACTCACTTTGATAATTTAGCCGATATACTTCCAGAAACAGTTATTGATCCAGTTGGAATTCAACTTAGACAAAATTACATGGATTATAAAATGTCCAGAAAAGATTGGGAACAATCTTACATTAAAGGTTTAGATCTTTTAGGATTTAAATATGATAATAGAAATGAACCTTTCCAAGGAGCATCAGGTGCTACTCACCCAGTTTTAGCAGAAGCTGTTACTCAGTTTCAAGCATTAGCTTATAAAGAATTACTTCCAGCAGAAGGTCCAGTTAGAACTCAAATTTTAGGAATATCAAATCCAGCTAAAGAAGCTCAAGGACAAAGAGTTAAAGATTTTATGAATTATCAATTGATGGATCAAATGAAGGAATACGAACCAGAGTTTGATCAAATGTTATTCCATCTACCCCTAAGCGGCTCTACTTTTAAGAAAGTTTATTATGATGATCTTTTAGGAAGAGCCGTATCAAAATTTATACCTGCAGATGATCTAGTCGTTCCGTATACAGCTACCTCATTAGATGATGCGGAAGCAGTGATTCACGTCGTAAAGATGTCTGAAAATGATTTACGTAAACAGCAGGTCAATGGCTTTTACTCTGACATTGAATTATCAAAACCAATGTCAGCTGTAAATGCAGATCATGTAGATGACAAGAAAAGAGAATTAGAAGGAACTTCTAAAACAGCAAGAGTCGAAAGTGTTTATACATTATTAGAATGTCATGTTAATTTAGATTTAGAAGGTTTCGAAGATGTTGGTCAAGATGGAGAACCAACTGGAATAAAATTACCTTACATCGTAACAATCGAAGAAGGTAGTCAAAAAGTTTTGTCGATAAGACGAAACTATGCGCCCAATGATCCACTGAGAAAAAAAATCCAATATTTCGTCCATTTCAAATTTCTGCCAGGACTAGGATTTTATGGCTTTGGACTCATTCATATGATTGGCGGATTGAGCAGAACGGCAACGTCTGCTCTCCGTCAATTATTAGACGCAGGTACGTTATCAAACTTACCAGCAGGATTTAAACAACGTGGTGTTAGAGTCAAAGATGACGCTGCACCGATACAACCTGGAGAATTTAAAGATGTTGACACACCAGGTGGTAATTTAAAAGATGCATTTGTATTTTTACCATACAAAGAACCATCACAAACTTTATTACAGTTGATGGGAATTGTAGTTACAGCAGGACAAAGATTCGCGTCCATTGCTGACATGCAAGTCGGTGACGGGAACCAACAAGCCGCTGTTGGTACGACGGTCGCTCTTTTAGAACGTGGTTCAAGAGTAATGTCAGCAATCCATAAAAGAGTATATTCAGCTTTAAAACAAGAATTTAAATTACTGTCAAAAGTATTTGCACAGTATCTACCACCAGAATATCCATATGATGTTGTTGGTGGACAAAGAAATATTAAAGTAACAGATTTTGATGAAAGAGTAGATATCTTACCTGTTGCAGATCCAAATATTTTTTCAATGTCACAAAGATTAACACTTGCTCAAACTGGACTTCAGTTAGCAATGTCAAATCCACAAATGCATAATTTATACATGGCATTTAGAAAAATGTATGAAGCATTAGGAATAAAAGATATTGATAGAATTTTACCACCTCCTCCACCCAATGCACCGAAAGATCCATCTTTGGAACACATTGATGCATTAGGCGGCAAAGTTTTTCAAGCATTTCCAGGTCAAGATCATAGAGCACACGTTACAGCTCACTTAAATTTTATGTCAACAAATATGGTTAGAAATAACCCTATGGTTATGGCTGCTTTACAAAAAAATATTTTAGAGCATATTAGTTTGATGGCTGCAGAACAAGTTCAATTAGAGTTTAGAGAACAAATTCAACAAATGCAATTGCTTTCACAACAGGCAGCGCAGAATCCACAAGCCCAACAACAATTGCAACAAATGCAGCAACAAGTTGAAGCAAGAAAAGCTGTATTGATTGCAGAAATGACTGAAGACTTTATGAAAGAAGAAAAGAAGATTACATCTCAATTTGATCATGATCCATTACTTAAACTTAAATCAAGAGAAGTAGATTTAAGAGCAATGGAGAACGAACGTAAACAACAAGAGATGCAGAAAAAACAAGAGATTGAAAGAGCTAAATTAGTTCAAGCTAAAGATCTTAATGAAGATAAACTTGAGCAAAACGAAGAATTAGCAGAGTTAAGAGCTGATACTTCAATTGAAAAGCAAGAAATGGCAAATGATAATAGATTGACACTTGCAAAAATGAAACCAAAGAGTATAAATAAATAATTATGATAAACTATAAAAAAGGCGGAAAAGAAATTAAAATTCCTGAACAAAAAAAGGAAGTTGACCCTAGATCTGCAACTAGCTTTAGAGGAAAAAACTACCTTGCTAAAGGAGATTCTAATCCTGCTAAAGTCGGAAAAGCAAGACCAGCTAAAGTAACTTGGTACTAGTATGTGGTTATCGGCAATTAAATTAGCCGTCTCTGCTGGTAGTAAGATTTATGCTAACAAGCAAAAGGCGAAAGTAGCAATGTCGGATGCACAGTTATTACATGCAGAACGACAAGCTCGTGGTGAGGAAGCTTACCAAGGCAAATTGTTAGAAGCACGTCAAGCAGATTATAAGGACGAGGTGGTCCTTGCAATTCTCACACTCCCGATTTTGGTGCTCGCATGGGGGGTCTGGTCGGACGATCCGGCCGCTATGGAGAAAATAAAAACTTTCTTCGAGCATTTTCAGGCACTGCCGACCTGGTTTACAAATTTATGGATCCTTGTATGTGCAAGTATTTTTGGTATAAAGGGAACACAAATTTTTAGAAACGGAGGAAAAAAATGAAAAGATTTGTAGGATATGTTATTGACAAAGCAATAAAAGCAACACCTAGAAGTAAAAAAGTTTCTCCAGATATTAAATCTGTAAAAAAATTTACTGAAAAAAGTGCTGATCAATATGCTGGGACAAATCAAAAAGCCCTCAAGAGAGAGCTAATGTTATAAGAAGAAGAGAATCTATCAAAAGAATGGATAAATTATCAGATCTTCAAAAAAAGAGAAAAGAAGGAATTAAAGCTGGTAAAGAAGTAAAAAGAATGGTTGATACAGGTAAAGCTAAAAATATCGGTGGTAGTGTTTATCATAAAATTATTAAAGAAAAAAAATAATGACAATAGTAACTAAAGGCATGGGCAAAATTATGAAAGATAAAATGAAAAAAGCTGGCGTTAAAAAACCAACTTTTCCAGGCCCAAGAGCAACTGATATTTTAAATAAAGAATTAAAAAAAAGACAAAAATATAGAAAGCCAGGATTTAGTGGATTTGATATTGTTTCAAGCTCTGCAAGAATGCGTAAAAGCAAACCCGGTAAAAGTTTTATTGAATTAGATGCAAGAATTAAAAGAGAAATTTTAAGAGGTAAAAAATAATGGTAAATCCAAGATACAAACTTTTTAATGGTAATTCAAGAAAACCAGCTGTAAAACAACCAGAAAAAATATTAAGCGAAACAAAAAAAGATTTTGTATATCCTCCCAAAGAAGAATATATTGGATCGCATATTAAAAGTGATTTAGCAGGTGAGCCTGTTTCAAATAAAAGTTATGAAAAATACTACAAGGATTTGATATGAGAAGACACTATAAAAATGGTAAAACTGTTAAAGTAAGAGACATTAACAAAGATGGTAAAAAAGAAAGTTGGGAAATAGCTAGAGCTAAAGGTATGGCTAAAGGCATGGGAGCAAGATTAAAATTTAGACAAGGTGGAGATACTCATGTTACTAAAGAAGGAAAAACTGCAAAAAAAGGTCTTTGGTATAATATTCATCAAAAAAGAAAACGTGGTGAAAAAATGAGAAAAAAAGGTGCTAAAGGTGCACCGACAGAAAAAGCAATTAAAAGAAGTCAGTAATGCCAGGAGCAGCTTTAAGAGGATTTGGAAGAGCTTATATGAATAGCGGCGGAAGTGCTGCATGGCAGAGAAAAGAAGGTAAATCACCTTCTGGTGGATTAAACAAAGCTGGAAGAGCAAGTTATAAAAGACAAACAGGTGGAACTTTAAAAGCACCTACAAAATCTAAAACAAGTAAAAGGCGTAAATCATTTTGTGCAAGAATGGGTGGCATGAAGAAAAAATTAACATCTAGTAAAACAGCTAACAATCCTGATTCAAGAATTAATAAAGCACTTAGAAAGTGGGACTGTTAAGTGAATTTAGAAAACGTAATTTATAAATTACGCAGAGCTTTAGATACTAGAATTAATCAATTATCAATCTCTATTACGTCTGGTGGGGTTGACAATATGGAAACATATAAGTATATTATCGGACAAATTAACGCCCTAGAGGCAACTAAACAGGAACTCTCTAACCTGCTTAATGATAAGGAGCAAAATGAAGGAAATGTCGTCGACATCAACACAAAAAATACACTTACCAAATAAAGATTTAGTTGGTTTAAAAAAATCAAAAGAACAAAAAGAAGTTACTAAAGAAAAAACAAAATTACCAGAACCTACGGGTTGGAGACTTATAGTCTTACCATTTAAAATGGATGAAAAAACTAAAGGTGGAATCATTGTAAATGAAACTACTTTAGAAAAACAACAAGTTGCATCACAATGTGGAAACGTACTAGCTATGGGACCACAATGTTACAGAGATAAAGAGAGATATCCAGAAGGACCGTGGTGCAAGGTTGGTGATTGGGTGATCTTTGCACGTTATGCAGGATCACGTATACAAATTGAAGGTGGAGAAATTAGGTTGTTAAATGAAGATGAAATTTTAGCAACTATCAAGAATCCAGAAGATATCTTGCATAAATACTAACATAGAAAAGGAGAACTATGCCAGAAGCAAATAAAATAACTAAAGAAGATCCAAAGGTAGATATAGATACTTCAGGACCTGAAGTAGATGTAGTTGTACCAGAGGAGAAAGCAGAAGAAGTTATAGAAACCAAGGAACAAGAAACAATAAAAGAAGTAACAAAAGAAGAAATAAAAACGGAACAGAAAGAAGATGATTCTAAATTAGAGGATTATAGTAAAGGCGTTCAAGCACGTATTTCTAAACTTACTCGTAAGATGAGGGAAGCAGAACGTAGAGAACAAGCTGCTACTGAATATGCTCAAGCTTTAGAATCACAAAGAAAAAATGATCAGTCTCGATTTAAAAAAATGGATACTGATTATTGGTCTAGATTTGAAAAAACTGTAAAAACAGGAATGGAGTCTGCTCAAAAAGAATTAGCAAACGCCATTGAAACTGGAGATGCAACTGCTCAAGTCGAAGCTAATAAAAAAATTGCTACGTTAGCATTTGAAAATGCTAAATTGGAGCAAAGAAAGTCGGAACCTGTTGAAGAGGAGAGACCTGTTCAACAACTTTCAGACGGTGGAAAATTACCACAGCAAACACCAACAAATCTTCCTGATCCAGATCCTAAAGCGGAAGAATGGGCTAGTAAAAATACATGGTTTGGTAAAGATAGAGCCATGACATTTACTGCTTTTGAAATCCATAAGGATTTGGTAAATGAAGGGTTTGATCCTAAATCAGATGAATATTATAATGAAGTTGATAAACGAATAAGAGTTGACTTCTCACATAAATTTGATAAAGGTGGAGCTGTAGAGCATACGTCCAAGCCCGTACAGTCGGTCGCTTCAGCTCAGAGAAG